ATGAGCAAGTACCAGGTCCTCTCGACTTCCCCCCGGCCGGCGCCCGAGTGGGGCTTATCACATATAAAAAGCGGCGGGAGGAGTAGCTGACCGATGCGGTACTACCTTGGCCCGTGGCAGCAGACGGAGATCGAGCCCGGCATGTTCGGCTACGTGCCGCCGCCGGAGACCGTGGGCCTGCTGGACCTGCGCTCGATACCTGGACACGGCGCATCGGCCTATGGCTTTTTCGCACTGGCGGACGGAGCGCCAAAGCTCGATAGCTCGTACACGCTGCTGGGCCAGGGGCATGTGGCGGATCTCGCCCCTGACGCGAGAGCGAAAAGTGCATGGGAGACGCTGCTAGGGGTTCGGCCCGCGGACTCGTTGTTGATCGACTGGCTCTGGCAATCGATCACGGTCGATGCCGATCCGTCGGGCGAGTCCAAGGTGCCGCCCCTGATGCCGACCACGCGCCAGGAGCTGGAGCTGCACTTGGGCGGTCACTCCGTCGTGCGGCGCAAGCGGTTCGACCTCGGCATGCCCGAGGCCGCGCCGGTCATTGACAGGTTGCAACGCCAGTACCGTGCGATTCGCGAGGAAGCGCGCTCTGGGCGAATCAACGGCGATCCCGAGTTCCACCGCCGGGTGCTGGACTACTGGGGCGAGAAATATCGTCTCAGCAACCCCGAGGACGTGTTCGTTCCCGGGGACTTGCCACGTGAGCGGCGACTCAAGCACAGCACGACGCTTACAGAATCCTTCAACAAGGCCGACGGGACGACTCTTGGTCCGGATCAGACGTGGGTTGAAGATGCCGGAGATTGGGAGGTTGTGTCCAACGAGGCTCGCGCGAATGCGGGCAATTCGGTGGCGCGCGTGTCTACGCTGTTGTCGAGCGACGACCATTACTCGCAGTTCACCGTCACCGCTATAGGGTCCAGCTCACCATTCCACGGCGTGCTAGGCCGAAAGGCCAACAGCGCGACGCTCACGTATTACTACTTTCGCTACTCGCATGGCCAGACCGAGTCACAGCTCTGGAAGGTGGAGTCCGGAAGTTTCACGAAGTTGGATTTCACCGCCGAAACCGCCGCGGCGCCATTTACGGTGCGCCTCGATTGTGACGGCTCGACGATCAGTGGCACCCGAGCAGGCGTGCTCAAGGCGTCGGTCACCGACACCGCGATTGCGGGAAACCTCGCGGTGGGGATGCGGGACAGCGATGAGGCATCGTCTGGGCGAGTCGACGACTTCATCGCGGAGGATCTCGACGCGGGCGGCGGGGCTACCAAGTCCGTCTCCGACACCGCCGCAGCTTCAGACCAAATCGGCGGGCTCTCCGTCTCGCTCTCGATCGCGGACACCGGCGCCGGCAGCGATGCGCTGCCCGGCACGTCGGTGGCCGCTTCCTTATCCGATGCCGGTGTCGGCGCCGATGCGTTGGCTGTGGCGGTGGCGCTCGGCCTCACCGACACCGGTGTCGGCTCTGATTCGCTCGCCGCGCTCACCGCGGCGCTGCGCATCACCGACACGGCGAGCGGTCTCGACGCCATCGCCCGCGTCGACGTCGTGCTCGGGATCTCCGACGCCGGCGCCGGCGCCGACCTCGTCTCGGTGCTCACCGAGGTGCTCAAGACGGTCACCGACACCGCTGCCGGCAGCGACGCGGTGGGCGGCGTGGCGGTCAGCTTCGGCGTCGCCGATGCCGGCGCCGGCGCCGACGCAATCGGCACGCTCTCCGCATCGCTCGGCGTGGTCGACACCGCGAGCGGCGCCGACGCGGTTTCGGTGCTCGCCGCCGCACTCAAGGCGATAAGTGACAGCGCCATCGGCACGGACGCCGTCGGCGGCATCACCGCGCAGCTTCGCCTCGCCGACACCGCTACCGGCACCGACCTCGTCGCCGCAATCAGCGCCATCCTCGCGCTCGCCGACAGCGGGCTCGGCGTCGATGCCGTGGCGCGCTTCGATGCGGTCACCCGCATCGTCACCATCACCTTCGCCCTGAAGCAGCGCAGCATCGTCTTCTCGGCGCTCAAGCAGCGCAGCATCACCTTCTCGCTCCACGCATAGAGGCCCGCGACATGCCCATCAAAGACACGATCCGCTACCGCACCCGCTGGACCATCCGCCGCTACCGCGACGCCGCGGCGTACGCGCGCGGCGAGTCCTACGCCGACTCCGTGATCGACGGCAACGTGCTGCTCAATGCCGGCATCACCGTCGCGCTGCAGCTCATCGGCGGCATCGCCGCCACCGCGTTCAACAACGCCAGCGCCCGCCTCGGTGTAGGCGACGACAACACCGCCGAGGCGGCGACGCAGACCGACCTGCTCGCCGCCACCAACAAGACCTACAAGGCGATGGAGGCGAGCTATCCGCAGGTGAGCGGGCAGACCATCACCTGGCGCGCGGTGTTCGGCTCCGCCGACGCCAACTACGACTGGAACGAGTTCGTGGTCGACAACGGCACCACTGCGCTCAACCGCAAGGTCAGCGCCCAGGGCACGAAGGCGAGCGGTCAGACCTGGACCCTCGACCTCGACATCACGCTCAGCTAACGGATGATGGGGCGTGACCGACACCGTCAACGAGGGCAACGCGGCATGGCTCACCGCGCAGTTCCAGGACAAAGACGGCGCCCTCGCCGTTCCGACGTCGGCCACCTACCGCGTCGACGATCTCACCACCGGCGCCGCGGTGCGCGCGTCGACCGCGCTGCCGGCGGCCTCCGAGGTGGAGATCGCGCTCGATGCCACCGATACGGCGTTGCAGAACGAGGGCAACATGCAGGAGCGCAGGCGCGTCACCGTGACCGGCGTCTACGGCGACGGTGATCAGGTGAGCGAGCAGTTCGACTTCCTGGTCAAGAACCTGAGCGGGGTGTGAAATGGACAAGGGCGGCAGGTACGAGAAGCAGGGCGCAGGCGAGGTGAATGTCGCCGCGCGCACCGAGAACCATCCCGAGGGCAACCGCCCGCGCGGCCCGGACGGGCGCCCGCTCGCGCCGCCGGCGGCGCCGCGCGCAGCGCCCGCGCCGGCGGCGAAAGAGCCGGCGAAGCAGCCGGCCAAGGGCCGCAAGGAGTAACCGACGATGCTGACGCGAAAGAAGGTCCTGCTCGCCAAGATCGAGAGCAGCTACGGCACCGACGCCACCCCCACCGGGGCGGCGAACGCGATCCTCGCCGCCAACGTCACGGCGTCGCCGTTCGAGGCCGAGCAGCAGCAGCGCGAGACGGTGCAGCCCTACCTCGGCGCGCGCGGCGTGTTCCACGTAGGGCGCATGGTGCGCCTCGAGTTCGACGTCGAGGCGGCCGGTGCGGGCGCCGCCGGCAGCGTGCCCGGCTACGGGCCGTTGCTGCGTGCCTGCGGCTTCTCGGAGACCGTGAACGCGGGGGTGGACGTCGTCTATGCGCCGGTGTCGGAGAGCTTCGACTCCGGCACCATCCACTTCCATCAGGACGGCTCCAAGCACGCGTTGGTCGGCGCGCGCGGCAACGTCGCGCTGCGCGTCGAGGTCAAGCGCATCCCGGTGTACCACTTGACGATGGGGGGGCTGTACGTGGCGCCGGCGGCGGCCACCGATCCGACGCCGGACACGTCCGGATTCACCACGCCGCTCACCGTGTCGAACGACAACACGCCGACCTTCTCGCTGCACGGCTTTGCGTGCAAGCTGCAGCAGCTCACCCTGGGCCCGAACCACCAGGTCGTGCACCGCGAGCTGGTCGGCGAGGAGTCGGTGCAGATCACTGATCGCCAGGGCGGCGGCCAAGTCACGATCGAGGCACCGGCGCTCGGCAGCAAGGACTACTTCGCCGCCGCCGCCGCCGGCACGCAGGCGGCGCTGCAGCTCATCCACGGCACCGTTGCCGGCAACATCGTGCAGCTCGACGCGCCGCGCGTGCAGCTCCTGAATCCGCAGTACGTCGACAGCGACGGCATCGTCATGCTGCAGATGGGGCTCGCCCTGGTGCCGTCGAGCGCCGGCAACGACGAGTTCACCATCACCGTCAAGTAACCCATCACGCCGTCCGGGAGGAGACCGCCATGTTCACTTTGATCGAGCCGCACGAGCCGTGCGAGTGGCCGGTGCGGGTGCCGGTGCCGCAGCACGGCGGGCGCACGCTGCGCCAGGGCTTCACCGCGCGCTTCAAGTGGGTGGACTCGGATCGCTTCAGCACGCTCGCCGCGCAGGGCGACGAGGCGCTGCTCGCGGACGTTCTCGTCGGCTGGGGCGAGGATCTCAAGGACGAGGCCGGCGAGCCGCTGGCGTTCAGCTCCGAGGCGCGCGCGCGGCTCGTGCGCATCACCTACGTGCGACGCGCGCTCGTCACTGCCTACGGCGAGTTCATTTCGGGGCGCGCGGCGGGAAACTGAAACAGGTCGCGCGTCACTGGGCGCTCGGTGGCGGCGGCCGCGACGAGGTGCAGGCGGACTGCGAGGCGTGGGGCATCGACCCCGACCTGTACGCCGCCCGCGACGAGCGCATCGGGGTGCTGGCGGAGAACGTCGAGGCGGTGAATGCCTGGCTGACAGTGCAGACGCAGATGCGCCCCGAGGGGCTGCGCTACGAGGGCGTGCGCGCCGCGCTCGCGATGGCGCGCATCCGCGTCACCCCGGAGCTGTTCGCGGCGCTGCGCACGATGGAGGCGGCCGCGCTCGAGGTGTGGGCCGAGCGCAATGGCTGAGACGCTGACCCTCGAGCTGCGCCTGACCGCCGACGGATCCGGGGTGGTCGGCGAGGTGCGCGCCTCGACGGCCGAGCTGCAGCGCCTCGCCGGCGCACAGACCAAGACCGGGCGCGAGAGCCAGCGCCTCGCGCGCGCGAGCTCGACCCTGTCACAGCGCCTCGCCGGCGTACGCCGCGGCGTGAACTCGCTGCGCACCGCGATGCAAGGCCTAGCGATCGGGCTTGCGGTGCGCCAGATCGCGCAGACCACGCTCGCGTGGGATGCCCATGAGCGGGCGCTGAAAGCGGTCACCGGCTCGCAGGCGGCCGCGAGTGAGGAGCTCGCGTTTGCGCGCGACCTCGCCGAGCGCCTCGGCTTGCAGATGCAGTCTCTCGCCGGCGACTACACCCGATTCCTCGCCGCGGCGCGCGGCACCAGCCTCGAGGGCGAGGTGTCTCGCGAGGTGTTCGTGGCGGTCGCCGAGGCGGCGCGGGTCCTCGGACTGTCGTCGGCCGACACCACCGGCGTGCTCAACGCGCTGCAGCAGATGATCAGCAAGGGCACGGTGGCGGCCGAGGAGCTGCGCGGGCAGCTCGGTGAGCGTCTGCCGGGCGCGTTCCAGATCGCGGCGCGCGCGATGGGGGTGTCGACGGCCGAGCTCGGCGAGATGCTCGAGAAGGGTGAGGTGCTCGCCGACGATCTGTTGCCGCGCCTCGCGCAGCAGCTCCGCGAGGAGTTCGGCGGCGCGGTCGAGGACGCCGCCGACAGCGCGGCCGCCAACTTCGCGCGCCTCGACAACGCGATCACCGATCTCGAGCTCTCGATCGGAAACAACCTGGTGCCCGCGCTCGCCGAGATGGCCGATTTCTTTGCCGAGCGGGTGCTGCCGGAGTGGGGCCACTGGCTCGAGCTGATCATGGGTGTCAACCGCGAGACCAAGGACTTCTCGCTAGGCGAGCTGCAGCGTTTTCGCATCCCCGATCTGCGCGAGCGACTCTCCGAGATCGACCGCAGCCTCGCGCCGAACGCGCCGCCGGGATTGCGTCCGGCCGGCGAACGGCGCCGGCGGCAGCTCGAGGAGGAGCGCGAGCAGGTGCTGCGCGATCTGCGCGACGCCGAGGCGCGTGAGCAGCGTCTCGAAGCCGAGCTGCTCGCGCGCCTGCCCAACGCCGGGATCCTGCGCGGGCGCGGCCTCGAGGTGGGCGAGGACTTCGAGGACATGGGCTTGCAGTTTCCGCGCAGGGGGGCCGGTGCCGCCGGCGGCGAGGGCGAGGACGACGGCGAGCTCACGCAGCAGGATCGCCTTGCCCGCGATCTGTTCGAGCGCGGCCTCGAGGCCGAGGAGCGGGCCGCGCGCGCGCGCCGCGCGCTCGCCGAGGCGACCGAGCAGCTCCGCGACGATCTCGACCCGTTGCGCGCCGTGCAACGACAGTACGAGGCCGACCTCGCGACGCTCGAGGCGGCACAGCGCGAGGGCATCATCACCGCGCAGGAGCAGGCCGACGCGCAACGTGCGCTCGC